TGTTATTTCTGATAGGGTTTTCTCATCTACTATAGGTTGACCTGTAGGTGTAAACCTATCCGGCTTCCAACCAAAGTCAATAAGATATTCTCCAATCTGTTTACGAGAACCAAGATTAAACTCTTGTAAAGTTTGTCGCATAAAAGGATTGAAGTTGTTGGTATCTAAGCAACGTTGATATTCTTCATCAGTCATACCACGCTTAGATAGATTACCGTCTTTCTTGATGTAGGGTGTGACCTCTTTTGTGTCTACCCATTTAGGTTTAAACGTTTCATGTACTTCTTCTTCTATCAGTTGTTTCTTTTCTCTTAACTCTGCTAACAAACTAAGTGCTGATTGTATATCAAAATCAAAACCATCTTGTTCTTGCTGTTTCATAATCTGAGCAACACCTTGTTCAATCTCAATTGATTGAGGTGAGAAACCTTTTGATTCTTTGCGAAGTTCTTGTAGTACTCTAGTGTTTAACTGTACATCCCGTACACAATAGTTTAACATATCAGTAGAGTAATTAAGATAATCTTCAAACTCAATCTTTGGATAGCCTAACTTGTAACCCCAAGTCTCAAGACTGTGTCCACCATCACGTGTTGGATTAAAGAGTCTGGATAAAACTAAAGTGTCAATGATATCTTTATCACTGAGATTAACTCCTCCAAACTTTTCTACAACTGGAATATCAAATCCAATAATGTTGTGACCAATTAGTCTGTCTGCTGTAGTAAGAAACTGATACCCTTCTTCTAACTTATTAGGTGGGAACTTAAATATCTCACCTGAGTCAGGATTCTGGGCAACGATACACCATACCTTTGTGGCATGTATATCATCCGTCTCTATATCAAATACTAAATCCATTAAAATCCCTCATCACCAGAGTTATCAAACTCTATGTCTTCGTTAGTTAATTCAGATAGTCTTCCTGTTTCTGCATCATAAATAACTCTTGCTGCCATCCCCACATCACCTGTGTATCTTGATTTAAGTACACGTAGTCTTGTAGTTCTAGCTTCATCAGGGTCATCTGATTGTTGGTTACGTTCTAATGCAATAACACAATCTGATAACTGTCCAATACTGTTAGAGCCACGTAGATGAGAGAGACTTACTTCAATTCCATTCTCATGTCCTTTGTTACCATCGACACGTCTGAGATGAGATACAAGGATAATCCCTGCACCTGTCTCTTCAACTAAACTTCTAAGTCTAGTCATAATAGTATCAATAGCTCGTCTCTCATCACCTTCATGTACTGCACTTACCAACATGTGCAAGTGATCTACTACTACCCATTTACAGTCGCAACCAATAATCATAAAGCGAAGCTTGGTAAAGATATCATCAATGTCGTTGGTGCCAAAGTGGGAATGAACCCATACTCTGTTTTTATTCTCACCATCATACAAGATATCAAACATCTTATCAAGTTCTTCTTTAGAAAACTTCTCACGTTCTTGGTCAATGTATAGCCTAGCGTTAGCTTCAATGGAAAGTATACCATCAATGGTACGTCTCCAGTCTTCTTCTAATGCTATGATACCTACATTGTCCTGTGTTTGTTTTACAAGCCAATGCTCTATCTCTCTGGTTACACTAGACTTACCAAGTCCTGTTCCACCTGTAAGAGTTACAAGCTCACCTTGTCTCAAGCCATACAGCTTTTTGTTGAGTCCTTCATAAGGATAAGGTATGCTTTGTTTCTTCTCACGATTATGAAACTTCTCACGTTGCTCTGTAACATTTATAACACCGGATGGTGTATACACTTTAGCAGACCACCAAGATTCAACGAAGTCCTTATGTCTGTTAGACTTAAGCATATCGTTAGGGTCTTTGAACCCATTAGGAAGTGTGAGTATCCTAGCCTTTCCGGGCTTGAAAAGTCTTGCAACCTTTACTGCTGCATCCTTTCCTGCTTTATCATTATCAAAAGCAACGATCACGTTTTCAAAGTTATCAAAGAACTCTAAGCTCTCCTTGATATCTCGTACTGCACCTTGTGCTCCACGCTTAATGGATACGACTGCCCACTTACTACCAAGTAGTTCGTAAGCTGCCATAGCATCACACTCCCCTTCGGTTATGGTGACATACTTGCCACCCTTAAACAACTGTTGACCAAACAATCCGGTGTCATTATAACTACCTTGTACAAAGAAATCTTTAGTAATAGAGTTCCTGCATTTGGTAGCTGACAATTCGTGTCCATTATAATATGGATAGAAATGTTTAATGACCTGACCTTTTAAATCTTGAACAGCTTTAACCCCAAACTTCTGTGCAGTTGCTTGAGATATTTTTCTGTCAGTCAATGCAATGAAATTACCTTCACTTACATTATCAGGTTGTTTTGGTTGAGTTGTTTGTGGTTGTGTCATAGTTTTTCCGTTACATGCTTGTTCATAGTTAGGCATAAATTCTCCACAACTGAAACACTTTGCCGAGCCATCTTGATTGACTCCTACAGCATCACTGCTGTTGCAAAGTGGACAGGGTTGTTTCAACTTATCCCAAGTTGTATCATTCATGTTAGCCCTCCTCACAGACTATGTTTTTTTTGTTACTTTAGATTCATCCTCGATAGTTTCTGGGTCGTCACTTACGAACTGCCCTTTATCATTACGAGCAGGTTCTGTTTCAACGATTGCTTCTTCTCTATCTTTGAGCAACTCTTCTAAGTTGGCTCGATGTGTACGACTTGCAAAGTCTAAAGCTTCTATGATAACTTGTAAGTTACCTACTTTCTGTACAATAACAGTTGCTTCTTGCTTTACATTATCATCACTGATATTGTTGACATCAAACGAGGTGTTGCCATCATCATTATTAATAGTAATAATCATAATTAAAACTCCTCATTATCTGAATCACCTTCAACATATTCTATCAAGTTCTCTACCTTAACAGCCATGAGTTCAGCGAACTGACCATAGTCATTTTTATAAGGCTTGATCTTAACAACAACTTCTGAACCATTACCTACGCTAACATCCATGTCAGCACCATCGGTGTCAACAAGTTTAGGTGCAGCATTTGCAGTGCCATCATTTCTTGTAGCTCTCTTGCTAAAAGTAAATGCAGGTTCATCATACTTAGGCTGTCCTGCTCTGTCTCTAACTTGATTAAGACCTATGCCTTCAAGTTTAGATGCAGTATCAGGGTCTGTAAGAACAGTTAGCCCATACTTGTGAGGTTGAAACCTCGTGTTTGGCGATGTGATATTAGCCCACATTGCCTTACCTTTTACATACTCATACATATTATTTCCTCCATCGGTTTGTATTAAGTGCACACATTATAACATACTTTTGTATGAAAGTAAAGTGTTTGGTTAAAAAAAGTTAAGCCGGTTTTAGATTGGCACAAGACCGGAAACTTGTAAATATTATAAGTTAAATAAAGGAGGGCAAAACTTCTTATAATATACCTTCGTATTAATCCCTAATAGCAGTGAGTATCTCTTCCCAAAATGTTAATGCAGTATCGTTAAGTCTAACCTTAAAGGTATCGTCTAACTTTTCTACCACATGCCCTACATTTGGATAGTGTTCCGTCATATACAATCCAAACTTTCTATACTCATCACGAGTAAGAATCTCTGTGTTGTATTGATCTCTTTCTGCTAAGTAGTTCATCTTAATAAGCGTGTATTATAACATAAGTAAAAGACATTGTCAATACTTAATTTCAAAATATTTAAACAGCTTCCTGTGTTGACCACCATATAGGCTTAGCTCTATTACGTTCCCATTTGGCGTAGTGTTTTTCGTTAATGCAGTAATCACGATAAGCAATAATAGCATCCTCATTCTTATACTCCTCGGGCATAGCCTGTGCTAGTGGTGTTAGTCTTGTATGTGTAATGTTATCAGGCATCTTGCTTAATGGTTCTTCTAGCTTGACAACACTTGCATGTTTCCTACCATACCTGTACTCATACTCCATACCTAATGCTAGGAAGTGTCGATACAACCATGAGTAGTTAGAGCTAGATTCTCTAGCCCAGATTGTGCATGGATGATTCCAGTATGCACGTTTGTAAAGTCCATTAGCATCTGCATACTCATCACCATCTAGTTCTCGGTGTGCTGTGCATAACATCTGTGCTGTTTCTAGTGGCATCTTGACTAACATCTTATCAGGCTGTGCTTCTGCTGATATAGTCGGACACTCATCAAAATAAAATATGTTCATACTTCCTCCGAAGTAGTTCCATCTGTTTCACGATAGTCTTCCTCATCATCATCCTCATCGTCTGTTAAAACTTCAAGGTGAGTATCTAACCAAGACTTGTCTATACCTTGACTGACTAATTTTTCTTTTAATAATTTTTCTATATCATTCATTTACCTTGCCCTCGATATTTTTTAAAGTTGCTTTTCTTGTTCTTGTTCATGGTAGAGAAAGCAACATTACCTCTACCTTGACTTGTCTTCTTACCTCTGCCTTGTGTAGCAGATACATGAGCAGTTTTATTCCATGTTTTAGCCATTAATACATGTCCTCCACTCTTTGTAATCTACTTCTTGTGGATAAGCTTTGAACAGTTTATCTCGACAAACTTCATAGCTTTGTCCTCTTTGTTCTTTAACCTCTTCCACTACAAATACTACATTAATTAATGTTAAAGCTATTATTAATCCAATTCCAAATCCAAATATTTCACCTTTCATAATGTTCCTCTATTGTTGCTCTGCGTTTGTCTCTGTACTCTGTAACCCTTCGACCATCAGCATAGTCTGTGGTTTGTTTATACCATAACCCATCTTTAAACCTAGTGTCAATAGCTATGATTTGTTTAGCTTGTTTTTCTAATTCAAGTATTTCTCTTTGCTGTTCAACAGCTTCACTGTGTTGTGTCATTTTGTTCCCTCAATTTTTTTAGTTCCATTAACTCATCCCATTTGTAAAACTTTTTAGTCTCTGCATCCCAAAAGTTTCCACGTTGTACTTTGGATGGGACATGTGGTTCAACCTTGTCTTCCTCAATCAAATACATATATAAAGTTGTCATTGACAAAAGCAAAACAACACCCACCACTGCTAACATAAATTCCATAAGTCGTTCTCGTTAAATAAAAAGATATATTGTATCATAAAAAGTTCCTTTAGTCAATAGACACATATGTAAAAGGTCTAACAGACATCATGTTTTCCATGAAGAATTGTCTGTAATCCCCAT